ATGAATATTCAAATAACTAATGAATTAATCGAGATGTTAGAGAAAGCCTTCCCAGATAAGTTGCCTAGAACTAAGAAAACGACATTAGATGATTTCAAGTTTCTACAAGGTAATCAGCGAGTTATAGACTTTCTTAAATTAAAGAAAAAAGAAATTGAAGATAACAATTTGAAAGGAACACTTTTAAAAGATGTGCATGCCCTCCCCAAAAATACCTGAACCACCTGCGCCTCCTCCTCCACCCGTACCCTCTCCCCCACCCTCCCCGCCATCGGTTATTAATGAGACGATTGTTGAAACACCTTCTACTCATCAGTTACATCCTGCAAAAACAATCGACTTAGAAATTCCAGCAGAAGAAGGCGCAAAGAGATCCGCGTCTACACGTAAACGAATACGACAAGGACTCAACCAATTTAAAATTCCTTTAGACGAAGACCAGCAAGAAAACATAGAAGGTTTTGATGGTGGTGTCATTGGAGGAATATCTAAACAAACAGGATTAAATATACCAACATAATGGAAATACCTGATAACGAAACTGCAAGTTCCAGGTACTCAGTTCTAGAAACAAAACGACAGAAGTTCTTAAAAAGAGCTTATGAATGTTCAAGATTAACTATCCCTTTTTTATTACCTGAAAATAAAGATGAAGATTTACCAACACCTTATCAGTCTATAGGTTCTAGAGGTTTAAACAATATAGTATCTAAACTTATTATTACGTTGTTACCTCCTAATCAACCTTTCTTCAAGCTGATGGTTGATGACAACACTATAGAGGAGTTAGGTGTTTCTAGATCTGATGTCGAAGAGTCTTTAAGTAAAATTGAAAGAGCAGTAACTCAAGACTTTGAAGCCTTGGCTACGCGAGTTCCTTATTATGAAGTGTTGATGCACTTGATATGCTCAGGGAACAGATTAACATTTGAAGAGGAAGGTAAAACACAATCGTTCTCTTTAGATCAATACGTTGTTAACAGAGATCCTAAAGGAAATATCCTTGAAATTATTGTTAAGGAAGAAATAAGCAGAGTTGCTTTACCTGATGATATTAAAGAAAAGCTGAAGGATATGGAAGATGTTAATGATGATGAATATCTTGAACTCTACACTTGGATAAAAAGAGAAGAAAAAAAATACAAAGTACATCAGGAAGTTAAAGGAATCATTATTACGGGAACTGAAGGTTCTTATAAGTTAGACAGATTACCTTGGAATCCTAGAAGACTTTTTAGAGTTGCTGGCGAAGATTACGGACGCGGATTAGTTGAACAATATTTAGGTGATTTAATATCACTCGAAGGTTTAACGCAATCAATCGTTGAAGGATCAATAGCCATGGCAAAGATGTTAATTTTTTGTAATCCCAACGGTAGTACCCGTATCGAAGATATTACCCGTGCCGCTAACGGAGACGTTATAGCTGGTAATAGGGAAGATGTAGATGTCCTACAAATGGATAAGTTTGCTGACTTCAGAGTTGCACTATCGTTGATCGATAGATTAACTGATAGATTGGAAGCCGCATTCTTATTAAATTCTTCTGTTCAAAGGAATGCCGAAAGGGTTACTGCTGAAGAAATTAGATTCATGGCAAGCGAACTTGAGACAGCTCATGGTGGATTATATTCCATATTAAGTCAAGAGCTACAACTTGAGCAAGTCGAAGTAAGAATGAGATCGTTAGCAGATAAAGGCAAACTTCCTAGACTTCCTAAAGAGAAAGTTAAACCAGTTATAATTACAGGTTTTGACGCTTTAGGTAGAGGTAATGATGTACAGAGACATAGAGCGTTCTTAGCAGATCTCTCCGCTTTGAAAGAACAAGGGATATCTTGGTTAAATATTGCCGAGTACATTAAACGTATTGGAACAGGCCATGGAATTGATATGGAAGGCCTAATAAAGACAATAGAGCAGTATAAACAAGAGCAAGAAGAACTAAGAAAACAACAATTAATAGAAACTATAGTTCCTGGCGCGGTTAAAGCAGGGACTGATATTGCAAAGGAGAGTTCAAGCACTAATGGTAAAGAAGAACAAAGAACCAGATAAGCCTCAAGAGACTGTCACAGAGCCTAAAGAAGAAGTTACTCAAGAGCCTGGAAAGACAATCGAGCGCACTCGTAATGGTATTAAGAAAACAGACAATATAGGTGTAGCCAACAACGATGGAAATCAAGTTCCTTACAAAAGAACTGAAGGCGATCTTAAAGAAGTAAGAAATAAAAAAGTAAACGTAAAATTGCGAAGCGGAGTAATCCGCAACGATCATTAATATTAAGGGTATATGGTAGAAATTGTAACTGTATCAACTGAGCCAACTGCTGAAGATGTCGCGGCTCAAGAGAAACATAATGAAGAGATGATTGCGAAGGTTGATGAAGTAAGCTCGAATCAAGAAAAGTCTTCCAGTGATAATGCATCTCCAGAACAAGAAGAAAAACCTGATTGGTTACCGGATAATATTAATAGTGTGGATGAGTTCACAAAATCTTATAAAGAACTTCAAAGAAAGAATACGGAGCTATCTTCACAATTAAAAAATCAAGATCCAAGCCAAGACAAGAAAGAACCAGAAAATACAAATAAAGCATCTGAAGAAGAAGAAGAAGAAGAAGTAGATCAGCAAACCAAAGATAAATTAGAGAAAAGCAACATTGACCTCAAAGCAATGAGTGATGAGTATAGCTCTAATGGTACGCTATCTGATGATTCTTACGCAAAATTAGATAAGGCAGGTTTCTCTAAAGAGTATGTAGATACTTACATTGCAGGAAAGCAAGCTCTAGCTAATCAAGCAAAACAAGAAGTTTTCTCAACTGTTGGAGGTGAAGAAGCCTATTCCGAACTTATGGTTTGGGCTAAAGCTAACCTTCCTGAAGATGAAGTTTTAGCCTATAACAGCACTATTGACTCTGGAAACATGGGGAACATAAAACTAGCTGTGACTGGTTTAAAAGCTAAGTTTTCAGAAACAAAAGGACCAAATCTTTTAGGTGGCAATGCGCCTGATAATAATTCTGGTCTATTTAGATCTAGAGCTGAACTTATTAAAGCAATGAGCGATCCTAGGTATAAAACTGATGAAGCTTATCGAAAAGATGTCGAAAGAAAATTAGATAAATCAAACATACTTTAGCTCTTTACCAGGCGGTAGGGAGTATATAGAGGCTTTTAATCATTGAGCCAGCCTGGACAAATCAATGATCCCACCTTATCAAGCACAACCGAAATAGAAATTTCAGTAAGACCCTCACTTACTTCTCTGAGGAGAGGTTTGGAAGAAGGATAATCTCGCACAGATGACTATGAAGGAGCTTGAGTTGGAACTTATTAACTCAACTTTTTTATTATGTGAGGTTTTCACATGTCAAACGCTACTGTGTCCAACCTTGGACAAATAAACGCTAGTGGTTCTACCACTGCATTGTTTTTAAAGATATTTGCTGGAGAGATAATCACCACCTTTGACGAAACTAACGTCATGATGGATAAACATATGGTAAGGACCATCTCTCACGGGCAATCTGCTCAATTTCCTGTAACGGGAACAATCACTGCCTCTTATCATACGGCAGGTACTGAGTTGACTGGTACTCAAATTAGTCACAACGAAAGAACTATCACCATCGACGATCTCTTGGTTGCCGATGTTTTCATTGCTCGAATTGACGAAGCCAAAAATCATTACGAAGTTCGCGGAGAGTATTCGCATCAATGTGGTCATGTCCTGGCTAATACTATGGACAAGAACTGCTTTGCCGTAGGTATCAACGGGGCCAGAGCCTCTGCAACTATCAGTGGCGGTAATGGTGGAACCGAATTAACCTCTGCCGCTTTTGTAACTAGTGGTTCTACTTTAGCATCTGGTGTATTTGATGCCGCAGAAGCTTTCGATGAAAAAGATATTCCTGAGAATGATCGTTATTTAGCTTTGAAACCTTCTGAGTATTACCTCTTAGCGGAAACAACGGATGTTATTAACCGCGACTGGGGTGGAAAAGGTTCCTACTCTGAAGGTCAAGTATTAAAAGTTGCGGGGATTCACATTGTTAAATCTAACCATGTTCCTAGCACCAATATCACAACTGGACCTTCTGCTTACCAAGGTAACTTTTCAACCACTGTAGGTTTAGCATGGCACAAGTCTGGAATGGGTACGGTTAAACTTTTAGATTTGGCTATCGAGTCTGAGTATGACATTCGAAGGCAAGGGACTTTGATCGTAGCAAAATATGCTTGTGGTCATGACTTTCTACGTCCTGAGTCTTTAATCGAGTTTAAGACTGCATAATTAATTTTAAGGACTCTCTTACGAGGGAGTCCTTTTTTATATTGGAGAAATTAAATGGCATTAAGTTTGTTAAGTGCTGTTACTGCTACTGGCGCTGGATCTGCCACGGCTCTAAAAGTTCCTACTGGGGATAATCCTAGAAAGATCACTTTTTATGCTTATGGAACCTGGGGTTCGGGCGGCTCATTGGATATTGAAGTGTCACCTGATAACACAAATTGGTTAAAACTTCAGACTGGTATTACCGCAGATACAGTGACTTCGTACGACGTTGTCTCACCTTATGTGCGCGGAAACGTAACAGCAGGCACTGGTTTCACTTTAACTCTATCAATGGATCACGCAAATCCTGACGTAGCTGTAACTAATAACTAATAAGGACTTAAACATGGAATACGATACTGACTCTTTATTTGAAGAAGGCGATGAAATAGAAGTTGAAAAATTAAGTGGTGAAATGGCTGTCGGTTACGCGGTAGATATGGAAGATGGCGGTTGTATTGTTTACTTTCCAGAAGAGTACTGCGAGGAATTCTTTAAGGAAGTAGAAGATGAATACATTCCTGATTAAAAAATAACTCTCAAGGGGATCTCTAAACTAAATTTGGAGGTTCCCTTTTATCTTTAAATAAATAATGACAGAAAACACACGTACAACTGAACAAGAAGCAATTAATTATCTATTAACAACTATAGGTGAATCTCCCGTATCTAGCTTAGTCAACAACACTACTGTTGATGTCGCTATTGCTAAACAGTTTTTATCGGCAGCAAATCGTGAAGTCCAGTCAGTGGGTTGGAGTTTTAATACTGAGCGTAACTATAAAATTGTTAAAAATGCGGATGGTCACATAATACTTCCCGCCGCTTGTATTAAGGTTGATACGACAGGTACTAGTAAATGTCTTAATTTAGTACAACGGTCTGGAAAGATGTACGACGCAGACAAAAATACTTTTGTGATCAATCAGACTGTATACGTTGATATGGTTCTTCTTTTAGATTTTGAAGAAATTCCAGAGACAGCTAGAAATTATATTAAGGCACTCGCCGCTAGAAAATACCAAGACAGGATGGTAGGCGATCATTCAAGAATGTACCAAATTTTAAAAAGAGACGAAGAAGAAGCTAAGGTAGCACTAAAACATGAAGAAGGTAATGTAGGTGATCGCAACATACTAAATGACAGTTTTTTGCCTGTACATACACTTCTTAGGA